AGAACCTTTTTCTGTTGATGCTTCCAGATGAATATGTGGTCCTGTAGACTTACCAGTACTACCAGTAACAGCAAAAGAAGTTCCTGCTGGAATAGCACCAGATTTGATAATGATTGAACTATTATGTGCAAATCTAAGTTGAACACCAACCGAAGGCACCCATACGTCAATAACAAGACCATATCCAGGATCATCCTTTGTCCCAACAACTTCACAATCAGCTCTTAATGCAATATAAAGACCAGCAGCACATCCAATATCAAGACCACCATGAGGTTTTGTTCTAAAGTTTTCAAAAGCACCTTTAATTGATGTGATTGTTGCTGGAGCACCTAATGCACTTACATCTTCTCCTTTAGTAAATCTTTTACTTAAATCTAGTTTTCCTGTTTGCCCAAACTGTTTGAATGCTGCTTCAACGTCTTCTGGTGCAATAGTAGCTTTATTGCCATTGAATCCTCTATAATAACTTTGACCCCTCTGAACAGACTGCACGTATCCTTGTTGATCTGCTAATACTGGAATACCAGCAAATTCCATTGCAAGAAGACTTGCTGCCCTAATAGGATCATTTATAATCATATCGGCAGTTATTCCTCTACCCTTAATCAAAGATATTGCAATTAAATCTTGATTCTCTTCATTAAATAAATCTTTTTCTGGATCCAATCCAGCATTAACTGCTTGCTGAATGGGATTTGTTAATTGATATTTGCCAATTGCACCAGTGCCACCATTTTCACCCTTTGCATTTGCTGCTTCAGCAATCGTCATATTTGTTAGATTATCATTCTTATCGTTTGGTGCAATAGAAGTATATCCACCCTCAGCACTTCCAATTAAATTTAAGATTGGTCCATATTTTCCTGCCGTAGCAGCATCACCAGAAGTACTACGATTATTATTGTTATTGTTATTGTTATTATTAGAAACAAACATGCTTCTCATAATAGCAAGTAAATCAAAATCTCTTAAGTTTGTTATTCCCTTCTGCAAATCCAAAAACATACTATTGACTGCATTTTCAACATCAGAATTGGCAGAGTTAAATTGATTTTCTTGTTGTCTAACATCATCCTCTCGTGGGTTAAAAATGCGCCCATAAAGACCATCAAGTGAAAGATTAAAGTTTTTAAAGAAATTTGTCGTGTTATCAACCCAACCACGAAGAGTATTATAAACAACTGTCATCTTAGTGATTAGTTCTTCCGCACCTTTAATAATTTTCGGAAGATTTGTAAGTAACCATCCAACAAAGATAGTTCCAACAAACTTCATGACTCTTCCTAAGAATCCTTGAGTGCTTGATGTAACAGCTTTTTGTGTTGCAGAACCTATTCCTAATGACTGAACTTTTCCTGCTTCAATTATATCTTCCCTTTCTCTTCTTCTTACTGCTTCTCTTCTCTTTTCAAATACACCTAGTCTTGATCTAATTGCTTTTTCTTTTTCCCTATTTCCTTCTACAAGTCCACGTATGATTACTGAAGATGTACTATTAACTTTTCTGATTCCAACACCAAAACTATTCAAAGACTTCTGAATGTTGGTAATACTAGTGCCGCTTTTAAATAGTGATTGTTGTGCTGACATTAGCTAGGTACCACGTTAAAGTTAGAATATGCACCAAGAAGATAAATGTTATCTTTATTTGCAGTTGGTATATTTGGAACACCAGAAATGGCACCTTGAGCAGCAGGAGTCTCAATTGGTTGTGTTTCTTGTGCTTGCGCCTGTTCTATAGGTATGGGGACAACCGTTACACCTGGTTCAGTTGATTGTGCTATAGTTCTTGCAACAGAATCATCTCTACTTATAGGAGTAAACATATTTGCAGGAAGTTGTCCTGTTCTACCAATATATTTCTCCTGGTCTATAAATCTTTGTATCTCACCGACACTATATCCCATATCCGATAATGTAGTGTCACCTTGTGTAATCTGACCAGGTTCTAATCCGGCAGAGGGGTCACCTTCAATAGGAACATTTGCTGGTTCTACATTAACATTCATCTCAGTTTCACCATACTCCGCTGGTACATCTGGATCTATTGGTGCTCCTTCCTCATTGCCTGCCAGTTGACCTGCTGACATGGGTTGTCTACCCATTACAGGAGTAATTGGTTGTAATGATGGACCACCGAAACCAGTTTGTGGAGGAGATGTTGGATCAGGTGGTGGTTGTTGATTTTGCTGATTTTGCTGATTTTGTTGATTTTGCTGATTTTGTTGATTGGTCTGATTTTCTTGAGTACCTTCAATTGTTGGAGTATCTGGTAAATTTAATTTAGAAGGGGGTGTTGTTGGATCATCTGTAGGAGCTCCCTTGAATAAATTGAATAATCCTGGAAGACCCTGCTTTGCAGCTTCAATTACTGTATTGATAAATTGTGCAATTGGATCTGAGAAGTAATTTGCTATAGCAGCACCACCAGCAAGAAGAGCAAAAGCTTTAAATCTTAAAGTGAGTAATGCTAATGCTGCTTTACCTGCTAGCATTACAGATCCAATCTTAACTAGATTGGATACAATACTATCTTGTAATCTTCTTAATTCTTTTTCGTTTCCACTACTAAGAGCATTTAATACTTTTATTGCATTTATTGCTAACCATCCACCTAATAATGTAAAGAAGAAGTTACCAAGTCTTCCTAAAGTAATTTGTGCTCTGCCTGATAATCTCTCTGCAGGTGCAATTGTTTTAGTTTGTATTTTTTTCTCAATTTCAGACTCTTTACCTTCTCTCAGTTGTTGTTCTGCTAATCTTCTCTCAAGTAATAATTCTTGCTGTTCCTTTCTTCTTTCTAATGCTTGAGATGTTGCTAAACTATTAGCAATCACAGTCATAGAACCCGACAAAGAATTCACTTGGGCAGTCAAATTTTGTATTTGATTGGATACAACACCTAACTGTAATGAATTCCTATTAATTAATGCAGTTGTAGTAGGATCTGGTTGTGCAACAGCACCAGGAGCAACTGCCCTACCAGTAAATGCAGCAGCAGATATTGTTGTTCTTCTTCCTATTAGTGCTGAATTAACCATTCTGCTGTTGTTGTGCCTTCAGGTTTTCTTCTTCAATATACTGTTGGAGGAAAGTAAGATAAATTTCTTTCTCCCAAGGTATCATATTTTCTAACTCTGTCAAAGAGTATTTATGATGATGCATCAAGGCAAAATTAATTCGGAAGTATGACTCAAGGTCAGTATGAGCCATACTTATGCGAAAAAAGATGCTAACCCTTCCAATAAGATATCATTTTCAACTTCAGTGTTAGGATTTTTTACCTTAATAGTATGAGACAACTTTGGCATGGTTACAAAGAAATCTTCAACTTCTTTGAATTGCTTAGAACTAAGTTGCTCAAGAAAGTCACGAATCTCTTTCTTGGTACAGTCTTTTGCAGACCAAGATTCCTCTTCATTATAAATTTGTTCAATACATGAACCAATAATTTCAAAGGTATCATCTACATTAATATCGGACATTGCAAAGTTAGTTTTCACAAACTGATCCATTGATGGATACTTCATTCTCAAAGTTAGATTCTCATCTAATCTAATATCACGAGAATGATTTTCATCAACTTGAATCATAATATCATCAAGTGCAATCGTTGTTGGAACTTTTGTTATACCATCATCAGGACAAGTTACAAGAACTTCAACCTCTTCACCTACAGATTTACCACGAATATTGAGGAACAAATATTCAATATCAAATGTTGCAAGTTCTTCAACTTTAACACCACGGGTGCTAATGCAACTTTTAATTACATCTTTAACGGCATTAGTTATTTGTACAGTATCTTCACTTTCCATTGCCATAATAAGAATCTTTTCTTCCTTGACTAGAAAAGGTCTATACTTAACTTTTTTTCCAGTTGAAGGAATCACCAACTCATAAGTTGGTGTATTAATTTTTGGTAAAGGCATTACAATCCTTGCACATCAGTGAAATTATTTAGATGGGAATCAGAAGAATTCAAATGTTCAATTCAAATGTTGAATCATACACACTGGGACTACTATCAAATTGACTGTTCAATATCGAACTATTAGATATATTAAATGCACTAGCACTAGAACTATTATTGAAAAGACCTGCAAGATTATTAAAACTTCCGTCAGCAGGTAATGTGATTCCAGTATCTAAAACTGTGGAAGCATAATCACCAGCATTACCTGGATTTCCAGTAGTCGCTCCTTCTTTATTATTATCTGTCCCAGTAGCGTAATTGATAGAATATGATTGTCCTGCAATATAACGTTCATAGTTAAATGATGCAGTTGCTTTTAGTATCTGCGATCCTTCATATGAAACTGTAGTGGCATTCAATGATATTGGGAACAATCCAATAAATCTATACTCAATATATCTCTTGTAATCCTTTTCAAATTTTACAATTTTAGTATAATCACATTTATATTCATCAGGATATCTCATTCTAAAATAATAACCTCTCTTTACTGGATCTTGAGCATCAAGACCAGTAGTGGAACCACTAGAAGCAAATTCCATCCAATGTTCAAGAAACTTTAATGCACGATACTCATTATCAACATAAAAGTCCAAATCCATCTGGACAAATTGTCTTGTGTGTATCATCCTCTCGGTGACACCTTGAAAATTTCCTATAATATCTGCTGTAGCAAAACTACTTCCAGGTAAAGATCCTCTAGAACAAAGAAGACCAATTTCTTCTCCAAGAAATCTACTATCCATACCTCTTTGTTTGAGATATGTCATTAACTTTGGAGTAAATCCACCAAACTGTACCAAATAGTTTGATGTAAGTGCTACGTTTGATATAAGAGGTTTTATCTGCGATATCTTTTTGGGAAACGGTCTAGGCACTCTAAATATCTTATATGAGATTATTAGTTATTTAGATGTCATACAAGGGAAAATATTCACCATCACATCCCAAGAAATATAAGGGTGACCCAACCAATATTGTTTATCGTTCCTTATGGGAACGAAAGTTCATGGTTTACTGTGATAATAACGAAAATATATTAGAGTGGGGTAGTGAAGAGATTGTTCTCCCATATCGTTCACCTGTTGATAATAGAATTCATAGATACTTCCCAGACTTCTACATTAAGTATAAAGACGTTGGTGGTAGAATCAAACGATCACTGATTGAAATTAAACCACTAAAACAATGTTCTCCTCCATCAAAACCAAAAAGACAAACAAAGAAATATCTTA